GGTGGGGGCAGAAACCCCATTTCCAAGCCGAAACTCGTAAAATTTTACGACTTAGGGGAATTAGTAGTTTTTTGCGGGAGAAGGCGCGTAGATGGGGAGATGGGCAAATGACAGAGTTTAAGCTGGTGGGAATTAGCGAGTTCGGTTCCAGGGTGGGCGAGACACACCACAGAGCAAAATTATCGGACCATGACGTCGACCTGATCCGCGAGCTGCGGGAGGAACACAAGCTCACCTACGAGGCGCTGGCCGAGAAGTTCGAGTGCAGCAAGTCGACCATCCGTGACATCTGCCGCTACCGGCGCCGATGGCAGCGCCCGGATCGGTGGAAGAAGGTAGCGCTTGCCGACGAACGGACTGAAATTCCCGTGGACAAGTAATTTAGCAAGTGCTTAACTGCAATTCAGGAACACCCAACGAGGATTAAGCGATGAAGAACCAAGCAACCCGCATCTGCGTCATCAGTCGGCAGGAGGCGCGCCGCGCCGCCCGCCTGCACACCCTGGTGTGCGTTCCGATCATCGTGGCCGCGGGCTTCGTGATCGCCTATGCCGTCTTCGGCCTCTGCGCATGGAGTTGATGCCATGCTCACCCTGACCCCAAGCGGATGGCGCCCAGGCTCGATAGCCCTGCACGTCATCCTGCTCACCACCGACCAAGGCAGCCTCTACTGCCTGATCCACACCACCCACTGAGGGTACGACCATGAAAGTGTTCAGTCTGAAATTCGTGGCAACTGCGATTGCCACCATGCTTGCCGCCAACGGCCTGGCGTATGTGTCGTCGGCCCACGCCAGCACCGAGAACTGCGTCAATGCCGGCAACCTGGCCAAGTCCATCGCCGAGGGCCGCGACAGCGGCTACCCGCTGGCCGAGATGCTCGGGCACGCTGAAGGCAACACCGGCATCGAGACGCTGATGGTGGCGATCTACGAGCACCCCTCGGTCACGCCAGAGGAGTCCTCGACCATCGTGATCGTGGCTTGCATGAAAGAGTCGCGGAGGATCAAGTAATGGACAACCTCACCCCACCTTCAGGAATGACCAAGTCGGCCGCACAACGCCGGATCGAAGGCCAACTGCAAGCTGCGGTTGACCTTCTCAATCAAGCCAAGACCTTCGTGGCCCGCGACTACAGCGTCCGGGCGCAGGATCTCTCGAAAGAGATCACCGAATTCGTCGGCGCGTACAGCCGCAAGTAAGAGGACAAGACGATGAACGAGATAGAGAAACTGCGCGAGTTGCTGCGCGAAATCCGCCGCCACAACAGCAGCGGGCTTACCAGGGATACGCAGGTCCGGATTGACGCCGCCCTATCCCAGCAGGCCGAGCCCACCGAAACCTACATCGCCGTCGAAATGGCCACAGCCGCAGCGCAGGCGTTCAGGGATGGGCAGGCGGCAGTAGAGCAAGACACGGCGCAGGATGAGCGCGAAACCTTCGAGCAGGCGTTCGAGGCGCACATGCGTCTGGGAGGCTACAGCAACCCTGAAAAGCACCAAGACGGCTCTTACGTCAGCTCTGCGATGGAGTTTTGGTGGCAAGGGTGGAAGGCCCGCGCCGCCTGCCCCGCGCATACCGAGCAGCAGCCGGTGGCCCAAGTTAGCGCAGTCGTGAGCCGAAAGCAGCGGCAGTTCACGGTAGTCACGATAAACCCTGACCGACTCCATGTCGGAACGCTGCTCTACGCAGCCCCCATCGCGCAGCCTATCCGTATGCCGCCACGTCCCGAGGTCGATATCGAAACGGCCGAGAATTTGAAGCGCGAAGATGGGTATTTCAAAGGCTTCCATGAGGGTGCGCGCGAAATGTGGGACAACATTACCCATCTGAACGCCACCCCCATCGCGCAGACCGCCCAACGAGGTGAAACCAAATGACCGCATTCATCGAAGAAACCCCGATTCACATCCCCGCCGACGCATGGGCCTTCCTGGCAGGTCACCCCAACCCGCAGGAAGCGGCTGACCTCGAAGCGAAGGTGCGGGAGTACCTGGCCCAGGGCGGCACCATCACCGAGGTGCCGCCGGGCGCCACCGCTGACGCGACCAGCGAGATCGACACGCACGTCTACACGCTCGTGGCCACGAGCAAGTTCGGCCTGGATCAGCACCGGGAGCACACCGCCAAGGCGCGAGGCGCGAAGCTGCGTCGGGACCAGCACCTGGCCGCGCGTATCCGCGCCTACCTGCCGGCAGAGAGCCGGGTGTGGTTGGCCAAGACCCTGGGCGTGAGCGACGGCCTCGTGTGTCGCATAATCCGCGACTACCTGGCCGACGTGCCCGCAGCCGCGGCCTTGCTGGAGTGCCGGTTCGACGACAAGCCCAAGCTGAACCGGGTCAAGGCTGAGCTGGCCAAGGGCACGATAGGCGTGGGCAACATCTGCGCGAACGCGGGCATCGGGCTCAAGACGCTGTACAACCTCGAGCGCAAATACGGGTTCAAGGTGCCCCGCACGCACAGGTCCGCTCACAAGGGCGAGCAGGCATGATGCCTGGTGAAGTCCACACCGTCCGAGGCGTCACCGGCACCGTCAAGGAGCTGATGCACGCCTTCGGCGTTCAGGTGGGTTGGGCCTGCGTGCGCATGCGCCGCAGCAACTACGGCTGGAGCATGGAGAAGTGCCTGCTGTACCGCGGGTATAAGCCTCCGCTGTACGCCAACAACCCCAGGCCCATCATCCGCAACGACGATCCCCCGACCCACTGGGAGCTGGCGCGGGAGGCGGCCGAGCAAAGGTTCGACTGCAGCCTGCGCGAGATCCTGATCGCGCTGGTGGCCTCCGGCGCCAGCCTCGATGACATCAAGCGGGTGACCAACCTCAAGCTCACCCCGCAACATTACGAGGGCCTGGTGCGCAGGGTCTCGGCGATCCAGGGCGCACTGAAGCCCTGACCGCTCACTGGGTGCGCATATCCTGCGTAACCCAGTGCAGCATCCTCTGCATGACCGTATTCTCCGAAGGCCTCAAGGCCGCATTCCTCGACACCCTACGCGAGACCGCCAACGTCACCTTGGCGGCGCGCTCTGTCGGCATCACGTTGGGCACGGCATACAAGCACCGCAAGGATGACGCCCTGTTCGCTGAGCGCTGGGCAGAGGCCATCGACGAAGCGGTCGACATGCTCGAGGCCGAAGCCCACCGTCGAGCCTTCCATGGCACCGAGGAGCCGGTGTTCTACAAGGGCGACGAGGTCGGCTACGTCCGCAAGTACAGCGACCCGCTGACCATGTTCCTGCTCAAGGCGCACCGCCCGGACAAATACCGCGAACGCTCGGAGGTCAAGCAAGAGATCTCCGGCGGCATGCAACTGAACGACACCACCCGCGCCGCGCGCCTGGCCGCTCTCCTGCAGCTGGCGCAGAAGCGCGCAGCCGAGGCAGAGGCCCCAGTCGATGACACAAGTGATCTCGCCTAGCGATATCGAGCTGCTACTGCGCCACCTGACACCCGAGGAGCAAGCCGAACTCGACGCCCTGCTGACACAGGACGCCCCGCTGTGGCTGCCGCTACCAGGCCCACAGACCGAGGCATACTGGACCGAGGCCGACATCATCGGCTACGGCGGGGCGGCAGGGGGTGGCAAGTCGGACCTCGTGGCCGGGCGCATCCTGACCAAGCACAAGCGCTGCCTCGTGATCCGCCGTGAGAAGGCGCAGTGCGAGGGCATCATCCAGCGCCTGACCCAGATCCTCGACTCGAGCGACGGGTTCAACAGCCAGAAGGCGATCTGGCGCATCCCGACCGAACGCCAGCCGCTGGTTGAGTTCGGCGGCCTGGACAACCCCGGCGACGAGCGTCGCTGGCAGGGCCGCCCGCACGACCTTAAGGCGTTCGATGAGGTCACCGAGATGCGGGAGCACCAGGTGCGCTTCATCATGGGCTGGCTGCGCTCGGAGGATCCGACCATCAGGCCGCAGGTGCTGATGACGTTCAACCCGCCGACCACATCCGAGGGCCGCTGGGTGCTCGACTTCTTCGGCCCCTGGCTCGACCGCAAGCACCCAAACCCAGCCAAACCAGGCGAGCTGCGGTGGTTCACGACCGTCGCCGGCAAGGACGAGGAGGTGCCCGACGGGCGCGCCTTCGTGCTGATCAACGGCGAGCGGGTCTACGAGTTCGACCCCAAGCGGTTCAAACCAGAGGACATCGTGCAGCCCAAGAGCCGCACGTTCATTCCCGCGCGCCTGACCGACAACCCCTACTACATGGCGACCGGCTATATGTCCACACTCCAGGCGCTACCCGAGCCGCTGCGCTCGCAGATGCTCTACGGCGACTTCCACGCAGGCATCGAGGATGATCCCTGGCAGGTCATCCCCACCCGCTGGATCGAGATGGCCATGGAGCGGTGGACCAAGCGCGAGCGCAAGCCGCGAATGGACAGCCTGGGCGTGGACGTCGCGCGCGGCGGCAAGGACAAGACGGTCATCGCGCGCCGGCACGAGCACTGGTTCGATGAGCTGCTGTGCTTCCCAGGCGACGAGACACCCGATGGCCCGGCCGTGGCGGGCCTGGTGCTGAGCGCCTTGCGCAACCGTGCGCCAATTCACATCGACGTGATCGGCGTGGGATCGAGCCCGTACGACTTCATCAAGCAAGGCGGGCACCAGATCGTCGGCGTGAACGTCTCCGAACGCGCTACCGGCTTCGACAAGAGCGGTCGCCTGGGCTTCGTCAACCAGCGCTCCGAGGATTGGTGGCGCATGCGCGAAGCGCTCGACCCGAGCAACAACATGGGCATCGAGCTGCCGCCCGACAAGGAACTGCTGGCCGATCTGTGCGCGCCGAAGTGGGAGCTGAAGGGCGCCAAGATCAAGGTCGAGTCGCGCGAGGAGATCTACGAGCGTATCAAGCGCAGCCCCGACCGGGCTTCCGCTGTCCTCCTCGCCCTGCGCCACACCCCGCTGTGGGCTGACGTTGGCCTGACCAGTGTGCATAACGTGCAGCCGCAGCAATACGATCCCTACGCAAAGTCCAATAGGTGACCCTATGTGCTCGTCCAAACCAAAGACCCCCAAGATCGAAGTGCAGCCGCCACCGCAGGCCGCACAGGCGCCCGACAACATCGACCAGCGCCGCCGCAACACGGCCAACAACACGGGCGCCTTCGCTTCGGCTCCGGGCGGCACGCTGCTGACCGGCCCCGCGGGCGCAGGCCGGGCAGCCACCGGCAAATCCACACTGCTGGGGGGCTAACACATGAACGACAAAGCTATCGAACAGGAAATCCAATCCAAAGGCCTCACCGCGCCGCGCGTAACGCCTGCGGACTTGGACGCGAATATTCTCGACGAGGTGTATTTCACTGGCGCGCAGGCTTGGCGCGCGGAAGCGAGCAACGACCCCGTTCTCGCCTCTGACCGTGCGCTGGGCCTCCTGACCTTCTGCGTTCTGGTACTCCAGAACGGCTTCACCGTCACCGGGGAGTCGGCCTGCGCCAGCCCGGAAAACTTCGACGCTGAGCTGGGCCGCAAGATCGCGCGGCAGAACGCCATCGCCAAGGTCTGGCCGCTGATGGGCTACGAACTGAAGCAGCGCCTATACGAAACGGCGGAATAACCAATGGCCGAAACAGATCGCAGCCAGTTCGCGACCCGATTCGCGTCCCTGAAAACCGAGCGCTCCGACTGGGATAGCCACTGGCGAGATCTGTCCGAGTACTTCCTGCCGCGTACCGGACGCTTCGTTGCGTCCGATGTGAACCGCGGGGACAAGCGCTGGAATTCCATCTACGACTCCACCGGCACGCGGGCTTTGCGCACGCTGTCCGCCGGCATGATGTCGGGCATGTCGAGCCCGGCCAGGCCGTGGTTCCGCCTGGCCATCGGCGACACAGAACTGATGGAGCACTCGTCAGTGAAGCTGTGGCTGCACGAGGTCACGCGCCGCATGCGCGATACCTTCTCGCGCAGCAACACCTACCGCAGCCTGTCGACCTACTACGAGGAGCTGGGCCTGTTCGGCACCAGCGCCGGCATCATCACCGCCGACTTCGAGCACATCATCCGTCACTACCCGCTGACCGCAGGCGAGTACACCATCGCGACCGACAACCGGCGTGAGGTCTGCACCCTGTTCCGTGAGTGGGACATGACCGTCTCGCAGATCGTGCGCGAGTTCGGCCTGGGCAACTGCAGCACCACCGTGCAGAACCTGTACAAGAACGGCGGCAAGGGGCTCGACGCCTGGGTCACCATCGTGCAGGGCATCGAGCCTCGCTACGACCGCGACCACAGCAAGCGCGACAACCTCAACATGCCCTGGAAGTCGATCTACTTCGAGAAGGGCGGCGACGACCGCAAGATCCTGCGCGAGTCGGGCTTCAAGGAGTTTCCGGTCATCGCGCCGCGCTGGGCCGTCACCGGAAACGACGTCTACGGCTACAGCCCGGCGATGGAAGCCTTGGGCGATGTGAAGCAGCTACAGCACGAGCAGCTTCGCAAGGCCGAGGCCATCGACTACATGACCAAGCCACCACTCATGGTGCCGACCTCGCTGATGAACCAGCAGGTCAACCGGTTCCCCGGCGGCATCGTGTTCGCCGACCAGGCCCAGGGCGGCGCCGGCATCCGGCCGCTCTACGAGGTGCAGCTCAACCTGTCGCACCTGCTGAACGACATTCAGGACGTGCGCGAGCGGATCAACGGGACGTTCTTCGCCGATCTGTTCCTCATGCTCGCCAACGACCAGCGCAGCGGCACCACCGCGACCGAGATCGCGGAGCGGCACGAGGAGAAGCTGCTCATGCTCGGCCCGGTGCTGGAGCGCCTGCACAACGAGATGCTCGACCCGATGGTCAACGTCTGCTTCAACCAGCTGCTAGAGGGCGGCATGCTGCCTCCGCCGCCGGAGGAGCTGCAGGGGATGGACCTGCAGGTCGAGTACGTCAGCACCCTGGCCCAGGCTCAACGTGCAGTCGGCGTGCAGTCGGTCGACCGCCTGCTCGGCACCGTCGGCGCCATCGCGGGCCTGCGCCCGGACGTGGTCGACAAGATCGACGCCGACCAGATGATCGACGCATATGCCGACATGCTTGGCGTGGACCCGTCGCTGATCGTGGCCGACGACAAGGTCGCCATCATTCGTCAGGACCGCGCACAGCAGGCGCAGGCGCAGCAGATGATGGAAGGCATGCCGGCGATGGCCCAGACCGCCAAGGCGGCGAGCGATATCAATCTCTCCGAGGACAACGCGCTGTCCAGCATCCTCGGCATGTTCCAGGGCTACAACTCCCCCAGCGCCTTGTAGAGAAGCCAACATGCCACCCACCGGGGCGTTCCCTAATGGCTAGCCGCGCGAGCCCGCTCTGGCACGGGCGGCTCGTGTTGCTCGGCCTGTGCGGGCTCCTCCTGATGGTCGTGTTTCTGGACCTCTTGCGCGCAGTAAATCGCAGATTCACGGCCGCAGGTGCGCATAACCGTCGCAAGCGCAGGTAATTTCCGCAGCATGACTACACCTGATCCGCGTGACATCCGCGCCATCGAGCGCCAGCAGCATGACCAGCGAGTCCGCGAGGAGCTTTCCCGCGGACAGCAGGTCGCCGACCTCGCCTGGCTGATGCAGCAGCCGCAGGGCCGCCGCTTCATGGCCCGCCTGCTAGAGATCACCGGAACGCAGCGCTCGAGCTTCACCGGAAACTCGACCACGTTTTTCAACGAAGGGGCTCGCTCTGTCGGCCTGCTCCTTCTGGATGAGATCAAGGCGGTTGCCTTGGATGAATACTTCGCAATGCTCAAGGAGCAAAGCAAATGACCGAAGAAACTCTGTTGTCCGGCGCAAGCACACCTGAAGCCGGGACACAGCCTGCCACCGACCCTGCTGCAGCGGCTCCGGCCACTGAGCAAGACGGCGGCGCCCCGCAGGACCAGGCACCTGCAGGCGAGCAACCGAAGCCGGAGGAGAAGCCGCAAGGCGCCCCCGAGGCCTACGAGTTTGCGATGCCTGAGGGCTTCGAGCTGAACAAGGAAGTCGCTGGAGAGTTCGAGGCCTACGCCCGCGAGCTGAACCTCCCCCAGGACAAGGCCCAGGCCGTTGTCGACATGGGGGTCAAGCTGATGCAAAGCGCGCAGACCAAGCAGGCCGAGGCCTTCGCGCAGACGCAGCAGCAGTGGCGTAACGAGGTCGTGAACGACAAGGAGATCGGCGGCCAAGCGCTCGCCGAGAACCTTGGGTACGCGGCCAAGGTGCTGGATACCTACGGCCCGGATCTGCGCGCGGTGCTGGATGAAACCGGACTGGGCAACCACCCGGCTTTCGTGAAGGCCTTCGTCAAGATCGGCAAAGCCATCTCCGAGGATCGCCTCGTCGGTGGTGCGCAGCAGACTCCGGGCGCAGCCCAAGACCCTGCGGCAAAGCTGTTTCCCAACATGAACCAATGATGGAGTGCCCTTAAATGGCCGTTCTACCGACTACCCACCCAACGCTGCTGGACGTCACCCGCCGCTTGGACCCCAACGGTAAGATCGACGCTGTCGCCGAGATCTTGAACCAAACCAACCCGATCCTCGAAGACATGGTCTGGATCGAGGGCAACCTGCCGACCGGCCACCGCACCACCGTGCGCACCGGCCTACCGACCCCGACCTGGCGTAAGCTCTATGGCGGCGTGCAGCCGACCAAGAGCACCACCATCCAGATCACCGACTCGACCGGTATGCTGGAAGCGTATGCCGAGGTCGACAAGGCGCTCGCGGATCTGAACGGCAACACCGCCTCGTTCCGCCTGTCCGAGGATCGCGCCCACATCGAGGGCATGAACCAAGAGATGGTGCAAACCCTCTTCTACGGCAACGAAGGCACCGAGCCGGAAGCGTTCACCGGTTTTGCGCCGCGCTTCAACAGCCGGACCGCGGCCAACGCTGGCAACCTGATTCAGAACGCCGGCATCGAGGGCAACGACAACGCCTCGATCTGGTTGGTGGTCTGGGGTCCGAACACCGTCCACGGGATCTACCCGAAGGGCTCGAAGGCGGGTCTGTCGGTTGACGACAAGGGCCAGGTCACCATCGAGAACGTCGACGGCAACGGCGGCCGGATGGAAGCCTACCGCACCCACTACCGCTGGGATGCAGGCCTGACCGTTCGCGACTGGCGCTACATCGTGCGCATCCAGTACGACCAAGAGGATCTGACCAAGGACGCGGCCACCGGCCCGGATCTGGCCGACCTGATGGTCGATGCGATTGAGCGCATCCCGTCGCTGTCGATGGGCCGCCCGGTGTTCTACATGAACCGCCGCGCCAAGTCCTTCCTGCGCCGCCAGCTGGCCTCGTCCACCAAGAACTCGACCCTGACCCGCGAAGAAGTTGGCGGCAAGAAGGTCGAAGTGTTCGACGGCATCCCGGTTCGCACGACCGACGCCCTCACCAACACCGAGGCAGCAGTCGCTTAACGGCGGCTGCACCTTCACAGGAGAATTGAGATGATCCTCGACGAACGCAGCGAATTTGTTGATGCAGTGGCGATCCCCACCACGCTCGACGCCAAAGTCCTCTTGGGCGACGTGATCGACCTGGGCGCTACCGGCGAACGTGTCGGCTCCGGCGAGTATGCCGACTTCTACGTCAGCGTCGACACCACCATCACCGGCGCCACTAGCGTGGAGTTCAAGCTGGTCTCCGACGCCCAGGCCGCCATCGACCCGAGCACCGGCACCGTGCATGGCTCCACCGGCGCAATTCCGGTTGCTCGCCTGACCGCTGGCGCCCTGTTCAGCTTCCAGATGCCGAAGGGCTTCGACTACAAGCGCTACCTGGGCCTCGTGGTCACCGTCGTCGGCACCGCCACTGCGGGCAAGGTCAACGCCGGCTTCGCGGCAGAGGCGGGTGGCTGGAAGGCTGTCACTTCTCATACGGGGTTCTAACGCATGAAAGTGATCGCATTGCAGGTGGGCTTCTACGGCGGCGTTCGCCGCCGGGAGGGCTCGGTCTTCGAGGTAGGCGCCAAGGAGAAAGCCGCCTGGTTCCGACCAGTCGACGGCAAGCCCGATGTCGAGAAGGCCCGCGCCGAGCTGAAGGAAAAGGCCAAAGCCGAGGCGAAAGCCCAAGGCGAAGGCGGCGCCAAGGCGAAGACCGAAGCGGTAGCCAAAGCCGAGGCCGAGAAGACCAAAGCCGACGCTGACGACTTGGTCTGACCAGGCCCCAGCGCAAACCAGTAAAGGGGCCTCATGGCCCCTTTTCTTTTTGGAGACAATCGCATGGCCTCTGTCGTAGACATTTGCAACCTGGCGCTCGCCCATCTCGGCGAGATCCCCAACATCTCGAGCATCGACCCGCCGGAGGGCAGCGCCCATGCAGAGAAGTGCGAGCGCTTCTACCCGATTGCGCGAGACACCGCGCTGGAGATGCGCAACTGGTCCTTTGCGCTGAAGCGCGTAGTGTTGGCCCAGGTCGAGAACGATCACCCCTCGTGGCAATTCAAGTACGCCCTGCCGGCGGACTGCATCCGCCCGATATCCGTTGCCCAACCGGGTACGCACGTCGAGGTGTTCGCCGCGATCTACCCGGATCGCCCGCAGCCGCTGGGGCGCCCCGCCGTTGACGACTTCGCGGTCGAGGGCGCGTTCATCTACACCTCGCGCGAGGACGTCGAGCTGCTCTACCTGCGCCGCATCAGCGACACCACGAAGTTCCCGCCGCTCTTCGTCAGCGCAGTGGCCTGGCTGCTGGCCAGCTACCTCGCCGGAGCGATCACGCGCGACATGGATATCAAGCAGTGGTGCTACGAGATGTTCGAGCGCGACCTCTCGCTCAGTGCGCAAAGCGTAGCCAACGGCGGCCAGACTACGAACCAACACACCCCCCACTGGATTAGTCAGCGATGACCACCGCCCGCACTGTAGCCCGCAGCTTTGCGGGCGGCGAGATCAGCCCGGAGCTATTCGGGCGCATGGATCTGGACAAGTTCCAAACCGGTCTCGCCTCCTGCAAGAACTTCATCGCTCTGCCGCACGGCCCCGTGCAGAACCGCCCCGGCTTTGCGTTCGTCAACGAGTGCAAGGACAGTAGCCGCCAAGTGCGGCTGATCCCGTTCTCGTTCTCCGCGGACGAGACGGCGGTGCTCGAGGTCGGGCATCAGTACCTCCGGTTTCACACCAACGGCGGCACCATATTGGAGAGCACCAAGGAGGTCACCGGGATCGCGGGCTCGACGGTGACCGTCGCCGCGCATGGCTACAGCGTCGGCAACTGGGTCTACATCGGTGGTCGGTTCCTCAAGGTGGCGTCCGTCGTCGACGCCAACAACTTCACCGTCAACGACCTTGGCGACGTAGCGGCCACCCCGACCGGTTCTACCGCGGCTCGGGTATACGAGATCGCCACCCCGTTCCAAGAGTCGCACCTGTTCGACATTCACTACGTCCAATCCTCGGACGTGCTGACGTTTGTGCATCCGCTATTCTCGCCTCGCGAGCTGCGGCGCCTGGGCAACACCAACTGGGTGCTGTCCACGATCTCCTTCGCGCCGATCATGGCGGTACCGACGGGCGTGGGCGTCACGAAGGCAGAGCATGCAGATACAACGGCGCAGCGCACCTACAGCTACGTTGTGACCGCGGTCAACAGCTCCGGCGTCGAGGAGTCCGAGGCGTCCGCTGTGGTGTCGATCACCAATAACCTGGGCCAGTTCGCCAACAACAACACCATCTCGTGGGACGCCGTAGCCAACGCCGCCCGATACAACGTCTACCGCTACCAGGGCGGCGTCTACGGCTACATCGGCCAGACCAACGCGCTCAGCCTGATTGATAACAACATCTCGCCCGACACCTTGCGCACGCCACCGGAAGGGTACGAACCCTTCTCCGGGACCGACAACTTCCCGAGCGCGGTGGGCTACTTCGATCAGCGCCGTGTGTTCTCGGCAACGAACAACTTGCCGCAGACCACTTGGATGACCAAGTCGGGCAGCGAGACGAACCTGGGCACCAGCCTGCCGGTGCAGGACGACGACGCCATCGAGTTCAAGATCGCCGCGCGCCAGCAGAACCGCATCCGGCATCTGGTCCCTCTGTCCGACCTGATCCTGCTTACTGCTGGTGGTGAGTGGCGCGTGTTCACCGGATCTGGCGAGCCGGTCACCCCGGCGAGCCTGATCGCGCGCCCGCAGTCCTACGTCGGCGCGAACAACGTGCAGCCGGTGGTGACCTCGCTATCGGCGGTCTACGTCTCCGCGCAAGGCAGCAAGTTCCGCGAGCTGATCTACAGCGCCGAGGGCGTGGGCAGCTACCAGTCCGAAGACTTGTCGGTGCTGGTGCCTCACCTGACCGACGGCTACCTGATCTCAGACCTCGCGTTCTCGCGCGGGCCTACGCCGCTCGTGTGGGCGGTGCGCAATGACGGCACGCTGCTTGGGCTCACCTACCTGCCGGAGCAAATGGTTCGTGCCTGGCACCAGCACACGACCGCCAACGGCAGCTTCGAGAGCGTCGCCTGCGTGGCCGAGGCTAACGAGGACGCGCTCTATGCGGTCGTGCAGCGCGAGATCGATGGGCGCAGCGTGCGCTACATCGAGCGCCTGAACTCGATGCTTTTCGGTGCGCAAGAGGACGCCTTCTTCGTCGACAGCGGTCTGACCTACTCGGGCCCTGAGGTGACCACCATCTCGGGCTTGTGGCATCTGGAAGGTCAAACCGTCGCGATCCTGGGCGACGGCGCGGTGTTCTCCGAGCGGGAGGTCGTCAACGGCCAGATCGAACTGGAGCAACCCGTCAGCAAGGCCCACATCGGCCTGCCGATTGTGTCCGAGTTCAAGACCCTGCCGCTCTCCCTCGAAGGGACCGCCACCGGCGGGCCGTCCTACGTCAAGAACGTCAGCCGCGTGTTCCTACGGGTTTACCGGTCGAGCGGCGTGTTCGTCGGCCCAGACGTGGACCACCTCACCGAGTACAAGCAGCGCAGCGAGGAACCCTACGGCTCGCCGCCTGCGCTCACAACCGGCGAGATAGAGATCCCAATCACCACGACCTGGGACCGGGAGGGCGCCATCTACATCCGGCAGGCCTCGCCGCTGCCGCTGGTCGTCCAATCGCTTGCGCTGGAGGTTGCCGTTGGCCGTTAACGTAGAGGTGCGCCCGCTACAGCCGGGCGACTTGGACGAGCTGCTGCGCGACCTGCGGCAGGCGGACTACGACGAGGTGCTCGCCGCCTCCGGCGAGGTCGAGGCGACCGTGCGCCAGTCCCCGGAGCACTCCCTCTGGACGCTGGTGGGCCTGGCGGATGGCAAGTTGGCCTGCGTGTTCGGGCTGGCCCCGCTCGACGGGCTGCTGGGGCGTCGCGGCGCACCCTGGATGCTGGGCACCAACGAACTGGACCGCCACCCCGGTGCGCTAATGCGTCGGTGCCGAGGGTACGTTACCGGCATGCTGACCCACTACCCGCACCTGATAAACTTCGTGGACGCGCGCAACGCCCGCAGCATCCGCTGGCTGAAGCGCCTCGGATTCACGATCCACCCGGCGATCCCGTACGGTGCGGCGCAGCTCCCCTTCCACCTTTTCGAGATGAAGGCCAATCATGTGTGAACCAGTCACGATTGCCTATGCCGTAGCGGCTGCGGTGGGCGCCTACGGGGCCTACTCGTCGAGCCAGAACGCCAAGGCGCAGGCCGAGTACCAGTCCGACGTGGCCCAGGCCAACGCCACCATGGCTGGCTACCAGCGCGAGGACGCGCTTCGCCGCGGCGAGGAGGATGCCCAGCAGGCCGCCCGCCAAGCCGAGCGCATGCGCGGCACTCAGGTGGCGCGCCTGGCCAGCAACGGCCTGGACATCACCTCCGGCTCGTCGCTGTCGATCCTCGAGGACACCGCGTTCTTCGGCGCGCAGGACGTCCAGACGATCCGCAACAACGCCGCCCGCGAGGCATGGGGGTATAGCGTGCAGGCCGACAACGCGATGGCCAGCTCGCAGATGTACACCAGCGCCGCTAAAGCGCAAAACCCAGGCCGCGCCGCCGGCCTGTCGCTACTCAGCTCTGCCGGCCAGTTCGCCGGCACCAACGCTGGCCAAGCCAAGATGAAGAACTGGGGGTGGTCCTAATGGCCCGCGTACCAACATATGATGGGCCGCAGGTCCGCACCCAGGCTCTGCCGGGCGCACGAGTTCAGGTCGCCACCCCGGATGATGCCTTCGGCGCCGTCCAGGCGCGCGAACTCGGCCAGCTCTCCCAAGGGCTCGGGCAAGTCGCCTCGGCCTTCGAGCGCGCTCAACAGGAGGCCAACCAGTCCCGCGTCGACGACGCACTCAACCAGCTGCGCGAGGCAGAGCTGGACCTCACCTACAGCGAGCAGAACGGCTACACCCGGTTGAAGGGCGTGCAGGCGCTCCAGCGCCCAGATAACAAGCCCTTGTCCGACGAGTACTACGAGCGGCTGAACGCCCGCACCGGTGAGCTGACTCAGGGCCTCGGAAACGAGGCGCAGCGCCAGCTGTTCCAGCAGCGCGCAGGCGAGCGCTTGGCGCAGTTCCGCGGCAACCTGATGAACTACGAGGGGCAGGAGAACACCAACTACCAGCTGTCCGTCGCAGGCGGCACAATCGCCACTGCCAGCCGGGAGATGGCCGCCTTCTACAACGACCCCGACCGCATCGATCAGTCGGTGCTATCGATCCGTGCCGCTGCCGCGAAAGACGGTCGCCTGCGCGGCCTGTCCGCCGTGCAGATCGAGGACCGCGCCATCAAGCTCGTGAGCGCCGCCCACCTCGGCGCCATCGAGCAGGCGCTGGCCACCAACAACCCGCTCTACGCGGAGCAGTACCTGCGGACCTACAAGGCGCAGATGGACCCCGCGGATCTCCTCAAGGCCCGTGCCAACGTCGATGAGCTGGCCTCGGTCTACATTGGCAACGCCAAGGCGAACCAGACGTTCACGGCCTACACCCAGGCGGACAACCCGACCGACATGGACCGGGTGACCGCGATCACCATGCAGACTGAGTCGGGCGGCCAACGCTTCGGCGCGGACGGCCAGCTGCTGACCTCCTCGGCCGGCGCCAAGGGCGAGATGCAGGTGATGGACGGCACGAACCTCGATCCCGGTTACGGCGTGCGCCCGGCCGCCGACGACTCCCCGGACGAGCGGGCGCGTGTGGGGCGTGACTATCTGCGCGCCATGGTGCGGGAGTACGACGGCAACCTGGCGCACGCTTGGGCGGCGTACAACGCCGGGCCGGGGGTGGTGAACCAGGCGCTCAAGGCAGCCGCCGACGAGGGCAACCCCGCCGGCTGGTTGGACAAGCTGCCCGCGGAGACACAGAACTACGTCGCCAAGAACCTGCAGGCGTACGCCAAGGGCGAAGGACGCCCGGCTGCGCCGTCGTTGGAGGAGCTGCACGCGCGCCTGGACGCCGACCCGGATCTGCGCACCCGCCCCGGTGCGCTGCAGAAGGCTCGCGAGGAACTTAACCGCCGCCACGCCCTCTACGTCAAGGGCCAGGCCGAGACTCGCAGCAACGCCTTCGCCGAAGGCATGCGCCACATTGAGAACGGCGGGCGCTACGACACCATCCCCCGCGAGATCCGCGATCAGGTGGACCCAAGCAAGTGGGACGATCTGCGCAAGTACGAGGAGACGGTGCGCGGCAACGGTCGGCAACAGTCAGACCTGGCCACCTACCAGCTGCTGGCGAGCGACCCGGAGCGCGTGCGCAGCATGAGCGAGAGTGAGTTCTACGCCCAGCGCCAGTACCTGTCGGAGTCGGACTTCAAGAAGTTCTCCGACATGCGCGGCCGGACCCCAACCGGCGAGAAGGTACCCGGCACACTGGACCAGGCGATGGTCAACAACGTGGTCGACAGCCGGCTGCAGAGCATGGGCCTGGACCCCAAGGCCAAGGGCGGTGCAGCGCTTGCTAGAGTCGGCGCGATCCGCAAGACGATCAACGACGAGGTGCTTCTGCGCCAGCAGGCCGAGGGTCGCGCGTTCAACGACGCGGAGATCACGAAAGTGGTCGACGAGCTGTTCCTGAAAACGCGCTCGTTCAAGAACGAAGGTTGGCTCTCCCGGTTCATGGGCAACGCAGACGAGGTGCGCAAAGCCACGTTGTTCGGCGCTACTGTCGGCGACATACCCAAAGAGCTACGCACCGCAATCGAAGCTGACTTCCGGGCTCAAGGCATCGACGAGCCGACAGATCAGCAGATGCTGGAAGCGTTCTTCATGGGAGACCTCAGGCAGCAATAAACGGACCCATCACATGGCTGACGAAAAGAACATCCCGCTCTATGTAGATCCACAGATCCTGGCGCGGGATTTGAGCAACAGCCTCTCGGTCGCATCCCGCTCCACCACTTCACCAGATGATGAATCCCAACTGCGCGCGGCCTCGCGCCGGTTGGGCATCCCGCTCGAAACCGCTCGCACAGACCCCGCAGCAACCAAGCAAGCGGTCGCGCAGGAGAGTTTCGACGCCACCGACTACGCCAAGCGCTTCCCCACCTCCGCGGCCTACCTGGCCAACCCGGACAACGCGCTGGTCGCCCGCGACGACGTCGAGCCGCTGTCGGCCGTCGAGCAGGCAATCCGCGGCCAGATCGATCAGAACATCAACGGCGACCTGGGTTCGGATCTTGGGCGTGCTGCGACCGACAGGCTGATGCCAGAGTACGCCGCCGAGCGACGCGAGCGCGAGCAGGTGCTGCGCACCGAGGGGTTTGCCGCAGCCTCCGCGCTCAGCCGCCGCCAGCAGCAGCGCCGCGAACTGCTGCGCGCAACCGGCAGCATCGGCGAGATCCGACAGCCCGAGGCCACCCCCGGCAACATCCTCTCCGGCCTGGCCACCGACGCCACCACCGGGTTCAAGTCCGCCAAGCTCGGTCTGGCTCAGCAGATTGGCGATCTGTTCGGCGACAGCGAGGAGCGCACCGAGCAGTACAACCGCGAGCGCGGGCAGCTCGACTTCGAGCGGCAGCTTGCCACGCCCGAGTTTGACACCAACGTCGCGCGCTGGACCTACGGCGGCTTCTCCTCGCTCGCACAAACGGCGCCCGCGGTCGGCTTGTCCGTCGCTACCGGTAGCCCTGCGCTGGGCCTGAGCGTGATGGGGTTGCAGACCTACGGCGAATCCTACGGGCGCTACCGTGGGCGCGACGCTTCACGCGGCATGGCCAGCCTGGGCGCTGCCGGTGAGGCGTCGGTCGAGGTGCTGACCGAGATCCTGCCGATGCGCTTCGCCGTTGATCGGTTGGGCAAGGCGGGGTTGACCCAGTTCTTCGCCGGCTTCCTGGGGCGCGACATGGCCGGCGAGCAAATCGCCACGCTCGCGCAGGACGCCATCGACACCGCTATCGCCAACCCCACCAAGACGTGGAACGACTACCTGGCCGAGCGCCCCGAGGCGGCTATCCAGACCGCGTTCGCGACGCTGGTGCAGTCGGGTACGCTAGCCGCCATCGGCGAGGGCGTGGGCCGCCTGGCCGGTACGATTGACCGCGAGCAGTACGCCGCCGACACCGCCAACCAGATCGCGCAGCAGCTGGCCGACCTGATGAC